CGGGACTTACGCATGGGTTACTCCTGAAGAACACACAGGACACACTCCCACTCAACGTCTATTCGTTGAGTGGGCACCACACGCTACTGCTGACGCAGCAGCGCAGTCTTGCCGTCACACGCAGTGACGACGTAGTTGCGATACACGCCGTGTCCAACGTGGAACGTGATCACGTCCCCTTCGTTGCACACATGGTCGATGTGCTCTTCGTCTTGCGACCAGAAGAACGTACGACCTGCGTACTGCATCGAGCGTTGCTCGCTGCCATCGACGCGATAGAACAGAACATGCATGATTAGCTCCTAGGTTGAAGAACACATAGGGCTCACTCTGCACACACATCTATTCGTGTGTGCAGCCAGGACAAAGAGACTCCTTTTACGCTCCGGATGAATCCGAATCCGAACTGGGTACCCCCAGTTCGGAGAGGGGTAGAAGGACCCCTGCTCCTACGTCTCCAAGAAAAAATATAGAAACCGCAGTTCTTGGATCACGTAGTTTGTACGTTGCGTAGAAAAATTTACAAAAATTTCCAAGCGGATTTACACTCCACGCATGGCACGTGAAGAACATCTCGCCAAGCTATACAAGGCGAAGAAGAGAATCCAGAATCCGGACAAGCCGTTGACTGAACGGCAGATGGCGTTCGCCAGATTCCTCGCCCAAGGAGAGAATTACCGCACCGCGTACAAGAAAGCGGGCTACACCGGCTCGGCGCACACAGCCACGGAAATGCTCAGGCACGCGGGTGTGATGAAGTACTTGCACGAAGAGCAGGCGAAGTACGAAGAGCAATCGAAGATGACGAAGCAGCGGGTGATGGATGGCCTGCTGGAAAGTATAGAAATGGCGAAGCTGATGGCTGAACCGAATGCGATGGTCAAGGGCTGGAGCGAGATCGGGAAGATGTGCGGGTACTACGAGCCGATCGTGCACCGGGTGCAAGTGACGAACAACAACCCGCTACTCGAACGTTTGCAGCAGATGACGGACGCTGAGCTGCTCGCCGCGATACAGGCAGACCAGCCCCATCTGGCGCTGGGTTCGGACGGGGCGGGCGAACTCGTCAACTCGCCGGATACTGGTGCAGCTTGAGCAAGCCCGTACGGGTAGGATTTCAACTAGCTTGACAAACACGCGCGCGCGTGCGCGCGAGGGGCAAGCCCAAGCACGCGGGGCCAAGCGCGTGAGCAACCAGGAGAACGAGCATGCATGAAGTGAATTCCCCCCGCACAGATGACGAATCCATCGAGCAGGAGATCGTGCGCAAGGGCTTGATCGCACCGCGCATCACGCCAGCGCACATCGAGGGTGTGATCGTGAAAGCGGACTACCGCGTGTTTCCGGGCACGATGCTGACGGTCTGTTGCCTGACATTGAAGAACGGGTACACGGTCACTGGCGAGAGTGCGTGCGCCAGCCCGGAGAACTTCGACCCGGAGATCGGGCGCAAGGTGGCGCGCGAGAACGCGAAGCAGAAAATCTGGGCGCTGGAAGGTTACTTGCTCAAGCACAACCTGGGCCTGAACCCGATTCCGCTCAGCGTGCCGGATGAACTCTTGCCGTATCGCAAGGTCGAGCTGAGTGGAACGCCCGAGCGTGCTGCACAGAATGCCCGTATCACGGGCGTGGCGACGGACGAATCGAACTGGTGAGTGACCCCAAGCTCCAGGCGGAACTGGCTGAACGAGTTCTAGCCAGACGCCGCTTCTTGCCATTCGTGAAACGGATGAACCAGAAGTACGACGCAGGTTGGGTGCACGAAGATATTTGCGAGCGGCTGGAACGGTTCAGCCAGGCAGTTGTCGAGAAGAAATCTCCGCGACTAATGCTCCTGCTTCCTCCCCGGCACGGAAAAAGTGAACTTGCTTCACGAATGTTCCCAGCTTGGCATTTGGGAAGGAACTCAGACCATGAGTTCATAGCTTGTTCGTACAATCTTGATCTGGCTCGTACGTTCTCGCGTCGAGTTCAGCAAGTGATTGATTCAACAAAGTACCAGAGTGTGTTTCCAGCTATAAAGCTTGCTGATGACAATCGTAGCATAGAAAACTGGGCGTTAAGCAATAATGAGGGAGCTTACGTAGCGGCTGGGATTGGTGGGCCAATCACTGGAAAGGGCGCTCACGTAGTCTGTATCGATGATCCGTGCAAGAACGCCGAGGAAGCAGACAGTCCTGACGTAAGAGAGAAAATCTACCAGTGGTATCTCTCGACTGCGTATTCTCGCCTCTCCCCAGGCGGTGGCTTGCTTTTGATACAAACCTGGTGGCATGACGCTGATCTCGCGGGCAGACTGATGACTGCAATGCGCGAGGCAGAAGATGAATTTGTAGATCAGTTCGAAGTTGTCAAATATCCAGCGATTGCCGAAGCAGATGAGTGGAAAGATCGAATCACTCACGAGATAGTGCGAGTGCCTGACTCGGACCCAAACCCGCTTTCCGGCTTCGTACCGGCGTTGAACCGAGCCCGCGTAGCGGGCATGGACACGAGCAAGCTGAACTTCCTTCGAGCCAAGGGAGAGGCGCTCCACCCCGCGAGATACGACATCGACAAGCTGCTCAGGATCAAGGCGAACAATCGGGGCGGGCGATTCTGGGCGGCGCTCTACCAGCAGAATCCGATGCCGGATGAGGGTGAGTACTTCACGAAGAGCATGTTCAGGCGTGCAGCCACGCCGCCCAAGCAGCGGTGCAATGTGTACATCGCGTGGGACTTCGCGATCAGCGAAGCGACGCAGAATGACTGGACGGTCGGGACGGTCGGGTTGCAGGACACGGCCGACATGCTGCATATTGCAGACATGCTTCGCTTTCGCTCGAACGACACGCTGTTCATCGTGGAGTCGGTGATCGGCTTGCTCATTCGCTGGAACAGCCCGAACTTGAAACTCGGTTTCGAAGATGGGCAAATCTGGAGAGCGATAAGCACGATACTGTACAAGCGGTTACGCGAGAAGGGTTTGTATCCAGCCATCACGATCCTCTCTCCCATCCGCGACAAGCTCGCCCGCGCACGCCCGCTCCAGGGCCGGATGCAGCAAGGAATGATTTCGTTCAGCGACACAGGCGAGTGGTACGATGTTGCACGCTCGGAATTTCTGCGTTTCCCGGCTGGTGCGAACGACGACACGGTAGACAGTGCGGGCTGGGTCGCGCAGATGTGCCTGAACACCGAGCCACCCGCGAACGCGAGGGAGAAGAAGGTGGAGAGTTGGCGGGATCGGTTGCCGAGTGACCGGGTCCAGGGACTCACGCACATGTCAGCCTGAGCAAGTTACTGGCTAGCTCGCGAGCTAGGCAAGACGGAGAAACGAGATGAGTGCACCCGAACTGGTCAGCCGCTGTTTCGCAGCGCGCACAGCCGCCCATCTCTTTCACCTGGAAACGGCTTCGTACGCCGAGCACATGGCACTAGGCGACTTCTATGACGAGATCGCCAGTGGCGCGGACAAGTTCGTCGAGTGCTTCCAGGGTGTGTTCGGCAAGATCAAGCGCTATCCGGACGACGAAGAGACGGAGGCGCGCACCGCGCCGATACCGATGATCGCAAGCTTGCGTGGCTGGCTTGTCGATCACCGCGACGAGTGTGCGAAAGACGAGTCGGAGCTTGAGAATCTGATTGACGAGCTGCTCGCTACTTGCGACCGCACGCTGTACAAGCTGAAGTACCTGAAATGACTGGAATAGTAAACCCGTTCCCGGTAGTTTCTCTATCGGAAACGATGGTACAGCAAGCTGTGTTTCATGGCAGCGTTCAATATGTTCCGTCTGTAGAGCTATATGTAGGCGAAACAGGCAGCGCTCTACGTTCTAGGCTTTCACCCGGCACGGCTTCCGTCTTTGCTGACGACGTATGGTTCACGCCGAAAAAAGTTGCATTCGGGGAGTCTCTGCCGGGCACAGTCTGGGTGCGTTTGACGCTGAATAGTGGAACTGCACCTGCGGGGCCTGCACTAAATACGTGGGTGCCCGTTTCTTCGACTGATGCAACGGTACTATGGGATTGGTCACCAACGACCGCACAAATTGCGTTGGTCATAAACGCAAATGTTACGGTAGAAATTGCTGCGGATGCTGGCGGCGTTACCATCATATCGTCGCGAGTTGGAATCCCTGTGCATGTGGAAGTAATAGCAGAAGGAACGCCACATGTAATAACGCCCCCGCCAGCTACGCAGTTGAGAAGCGCGGTATTTGGAGTTGCTGGCGAAGCACTTACGCCGGTGCTTGGTTTCGACAATATAGGACGTTTGGTGTCGAATGATAACCGGGA